CGCCTATTACTACCTGCCGTGAGGCGCTGGGGTTAGGTCTGGCCCAGCAGCGCCACGGTGCCAGCATTATGAAAGATGGCATGATGGCGGCTGGCGTGGTCACCACTGCCGAATGGCTCGACAGCGTGAAGGGCAAACAGGCTCTGGATGCACTGGAACGCTACAAAGGTGCCAGAAACGCCGGGAAAACGCCGATCCTTGAAGGTGGCATGGACTATAAGCAGCTTGGCATGAGCAATCAGGATGCCGAATGGCTGGCCTCCCGTCGCTTCACCATTGAAGACATTGCCCGCATGTTCAACGTGTCGCCCATCTTCCTGCAGGAATACAGCAACAGCACCTACAGCAATTTCAGCGAAGCGAGCCGCGCCTTTCTCACCATGACGATGCGCCCGTGGCTGGCAAACTTCGAACAACAAATCAAATCTGCGCTGCTGGTGGCCTCTCCGGTTCCGGGAACCCGCTATCAGGTGGAATTTGACTCTGCTGACCTTCTCCGCGCCACGCCAACCGAACGTTATGCCACTTATGAGCGCGGCATCAAGAACGGGATCATGAACCCGAACGAAGCCCGTGAACGTGAGGGGATGCCGCCGCGTGAAGGTGGTGACGAATTTAGCCAGGCATGGAAGCAGGAAGTGAAGATCAGCAAAGACGGCAAGGAAGGTGACGAATGAGAGCCGGAGGTCTGAGAAGCCGGATAACTATTCGGGTATTCACAACCCACAGGGAGCCATCCGGTCAGGTTGTTGAGGCATGGGAAGACGGGGAAACCATCTGGGGTGAGGTTAAGGGGATCAGCGGCCGGGAGTTAATGGCGTCAGGTGCCGAGGTTGCAGATGCGACGATCCGCTTATGGGTACGTTTCCGCCGTGATATTACCGCCGCCAACCGTCTGAAAGTGCTTACTGGCCCGTTTGCTGGCAACACTCTCAATATTATCGGGCCTCCTGTTCCTGATTCGGAAGGCACCCGGTTAGAAATTCTCTGCAAGACAGGAACGGAAAAATGACAGCAGAAATCACTCTGGAAGAAGCAAAGCTGCATTGCCGTGTTGATGATGATTACGAAGATACGCTGATACAGGCGTACATCGATGCGGCGCTTGAGGTCTGCCAGAAGCATATCGGCAAACGGTTTGATAACGGTCTGGAGTTCACACCCGCTATCAAAATCGGCTGTCTGATGTACGTCTCTCAGCTGTACGAGTACCGCACGATGATTGCTGACACCGACGCCAAAGAGATACCGATGGCTGTCTCTGCGTTGTGGTCTGTCTACCGAGATGTGGGGGTGTACTGATGCCGTGGCAACCACTGCGCCGGTGCACTGAGCCGGGATGTAATAAGCGGGTGAAGTCCGGCAAGTGTGATGAGCATAAGCGGGATGCCCGCCGACAAAGCGACAGCCGAAGAGGTACACGAACAGAGCGTGGTTACTCCAACCGCTGGGGCGAATACCGTCGTCATTTTCTGAAAGCTAATCCGCTGTGTGTCCACTGTCTCAAGGCTGGCGTCTATACATCGGCAACTATCGTCGATCACATCATCCCTATCGAGGGTGAGGCCGATGTGCTGTTCTGGCCTGCCAGTAATCACCAGTCGTTATGTGCTGCCTGTCATGGCCGGAAGACAACTACAACAGACCCGGTGACGAAGCAGCAGCGTAAGGCCGGTAGGTTCCGTGAGCAGGAAGAAGCAGCACGTCATCGCACTGACTGGATCTATGAGGCAAACAATGACTGAGCAGGAACAGCAGCGGCTGATTAGTGGGCTGATAAAGCAGCGCGAGGCATGGCAACCAGCCAGACTGAGAGCGCGCACGAAGCCCGTAGCAAAGCGCATGAGCCAGCGTGACCGGGAGCTTGTGGAATGCTTCCGCAACCGCTGACAGGCCGCATGGACGGGGTGGGGGAGGTTTTCAGGACAAACCCCTCCGGGCGAGGAACCACCCGCCCCCTCAAATTTTTACGCACAGTGATTTTTTTGAAAATAAAACAGACAGGTAAACAATAAGTTATGGCAAGACCACCCAAACCGCCCGCCTACCTTGATGAAATCGCGGCGCAGCAGTGGAAAGCAAAGGCGAAGCAGTTGGCGGAGCGCGGGGATCTGACGCCTGCCGACTGGAACAACCTTGAGCTGTACTGCGTCAACTACTCGATGTACCGCAAAGCCGTGGAAGACCTAGCCACGCGGGGATTCAGCATAGTGAACAGCCAGGGCGGTGAGAGCCGTAACCCGGCACTGAGCGCAAAAGCGGATGCCGAAAAAATTCTCATAAAAATGTCCTCGCTGCTGGGCTTTGATCCAGTAAGCCGTCGCCGTAATCCGGTAGAAACGGAAGAGGAGGACGATCTTGACCGTCTGGAATGATTACGTAAACGCCATCATATCGGGTGAAATTCCGGCCTGTAAGCGCGTGAAACAGGCCGTTGAGAGGTACTTTTCAGACCTGAATGACTCCCGTTATGAGTTCGATACGGCGACCGTAGAACGTTTTATCGCCTTCTCGCGGCTTTGTCCTCACGTCAAAGGCCCGCTGCGCGGCCAGCCAATCGAGCTGGAGCCGTGGCAGCAGTTTGCCTTTGCTAACCTGCTGGGCTTTAAGGTCAGGGAGTCAGGCCGCCGGAAGTACAGCAGCGCCTTTATTGAGGTGCCGCGCAAGAATGCCAAATCCACCGTGGCCGCCATGCTGGCAAACTGGTTTCTGGTTATGGAGAAGGGCCAGCAGGATATCTACACGGCGGCGGTGAGCCGGGATCAGGCCCGAATTGTGTTCGACGATGCCCGCCAGATGTGTTTGCTGTCAAAACCGCTGAAGAAGCGCGTCAATATTCAGGCGCACAAGGTCGTTTTCCCGAAGAGCAACAGCCTGTTAAAGCCGCTGGCGGCGAAAGCGGCCACCATTGAGGGGACTAACCCCAGCCTGGCGATTGTCGATGAATACCACCTTCACCCGGATAACGGCGTTTATTCCGCGCTTGAGTTAGGTATGGGCGCACGTCCGGAGGCTATTTTGTTCGCCATCACGACCGCCGGGAGTAACGTTGTCTCTGCCTGTAAACAGCATTATGACTACTGCTGCCAGATTCTGGCCGGGGAAGAGAACAACGATTCGCTGTTTGTCCTGATCTACGAGCTGGACGACGAAAGCGAGGTTGAGCAGCCGGAAATGTGGATCAAGGCTAACCCTAACCTGCATGTGTCCGTTGATGCGGCGAAACTGGAATCCACCATCCAGAAAGCCCGAGGTATACCGTCGCAGTGGGTGGAAATGCTGACCAAGCGTTTCAATATCTGGTGTCAGGGCTCCACGCCGTGGATGGGTGCCGGCGCATGGGATGCCTGTGCGCTCGACTATACCGAAGAAGATCTTGCCGGTATGGAGTGCTATGCCGGATTTGACCTGTCTTCTACCAGTGACATTACCAGTGTGAGTTACGCTTTCCCGTTTGACAGGGAGATCCGCCTGCTGACCCGTCATTATCTGCCGGAAGCGCAACTGCTTAACGTCGCCAACAAAAACCGCGCCATCTACCGCCAGTGGGTGAAAGCGGGCTGGATACGCACCACGCCCGGCGATTGTATCGACTATGACCGCATCCGTGACGATATCCTGCGCGATGCCGAAACTTTTAATATCCGGCTGGTGGGCTTTGATACGTGGAACGCCACGCATCTGCGCACCCAGCTGCAGGGGGCGGGGCTCGATGTGGAGCCATTCCCGCAAACCTATCTCAAATTCAGTCCGGTGGCGAAATCCTTTGAGGTTTTCGTTAATCGCAGGGTGGTGCGCCACCGCGGCGATCCGGTTCTGGCCTGGGCGATTGGAAACGTAGTGATGGAGTCCGACGCTAACGCCAACATCAAGCCCAACAAAAAGAAATCCTCTAACAAGATAGACCCGGCGGTATCCGCGCTGATGGCGTTCGGCACCTTCCAGGCTGAGCATGAGGATTTTGCTTTCGATATGAGTGACAGCCATAAACAACGGCTGGCGACATTTAACGGTATCTGACAGGAGATCATTTATGAATGAAGTAAATCAGGAAGTAATGACGACTATCCGACTTGGCGGCCAGCTTGGAAAGATTTTCGGTAAGGTTCACCAGCGTCTCATCCGTACAACTGGAGAGGCAGGGCGAGCACTTGCTGCAACAATTCCCGGGTTTGAGGCGTATATGAAATCAAGTAGATCGCGAGGTCTTACCTACGCAGTTTTTCGAGATAAAGATAATATTGGTCAAGATGACCTTGATTTTCCCAATGCCGGTCGTGAGATTCGAATTATGCCTTTAGTTGTGGGGAGTAAAAGAGCCGGAGCATTGCAAACTATTCTCGGTGCTGCGCTGGTTGTCGTCGGTGCAATAGGCGCATTTACTCCGATTGGTCAGGCATTCGGTGGTGCGGCATGGGGGCCTTATATGATGCAGGCCGGCGGCGCGCTTTTAGCCGGAGGTATTATCCAAATGATCTCTCCCCAAGCTTCTGGGCTATCCAGTAAGCAGGATGCCGATAATCAGGCGTCTTACGCATTTGGCGGAGTAACTAATACAGCGGCGCAGGGATATCCAGTTCCACTTGCTTATGGTAAGCGCCGTATCGGCGGGGCGATAATCTCAGCGGGTATCTATGTGGAGGATCAGCTTTGACAAATCAGACGCAACTCTGGCCGGAAGGTGAGGTATTTACCCGCGAGGTATTGATACCGACGAAATTCGAGCCTTTGCCGGTGCAGGTGACTTACACCGTTCCTCCTTTCGAGATCGTTGTCGAAACGTGGCAGAACAGAGACCCAGCTAAGGCTTATGCTCTGTTTAGACAGTTCATTGTTGACTGGGATCAGCAGGACAAACTCACCGACGATATTCTCATGTGTTTTCTGGCAGGCTACCCGGGTACGGATGAGGCTATTTTTGCCGGATGGTATGAGCATATGAAAGAAGTGCTGACGGTAAATGCGCAGCTCTTCACAGGTTACAGCCAGTCAATCAACTGAAGGTTTTTATGCTGGATCGGACAGTATTAGAGAAAGCAATAATGAAAGCGGCTGAACTGCAGGGCCATGAACTTAACGGGCGGGATCGTCTTATGGTGCGCAATCGTGTTGCCGCTTGCCTGGCTGCGAAAGAACGCCACCGGCAAAGGATGGATGCCAAACCGTATCAATGGAGGAAGCCGGAAAGGCCAAGGTGATAAACCCAACCTATCAAAGCACTGGTCTATGTTCTGGTGCTTTTTTGTTTGTGCGATCAATCATGTATAAACATATGTATAAACACTCATAAAAAAGGCGCTCCCCCATGCCGGTTAGCGCCTTTTTAATCAGACATTTAACTGATTAGCATCAGTTCATGCCGTATTTTTTCAGTTTCTTACGCAGCGTACCACGGTTGATGCCCATCATCAGAGCAGCACGGGTCTGGTTACCGCGGGTGTATTGCATCACCATGTCCAACAGGGGCTGTTCAACTTCAGCCAGTACCAGCTCATACAGGTCGTTAACGTCCTGACCATTCAGTTGAGCAAAATAGTTCTTCAGTGCCTGTTTAACCGAGTCACGCAGGGGCTTTTGAGTTACCTGGTCCTGAGAGTTAACGGTGGAAACGGTCAGTACGTCAGAATTTACGCGTTGTTCGAACATAGTTCTGTCAGCTCTTTATTTCATTACGCAAGATTTTCGAAGTATGCCTCCAACGCCTCCAGCTGTTCGCTGGCATCCTCTATGGCGTTGAATGTGCGCCGAAACTGGTCATCCGGAGCGTGTTCCTGGAGATACCAGGATACGTGTTTACGCGCGATTCGGTACCCTTTAGCCTGACCATAAAAGTCATGCAGTTCCCGAATATGCGCGCATAGCAAGTGCTTAACCTCTGCCAGCGGCAGCGGGGCAAGCAGCTCCCCAGTGTCCAGATAATGCTGGATTTCCCGAAAGATCCAGGGTCTTCCCTGAGCCGCACGTCCTATCATCAGAGCATCAGCCCCTGTATAGTCGAGCACAGCTCTGGCTTTAAGCGGGTCAGTAATGTCGCCATTCGCGATAACCGGAATGGAAACTTTCTGCTTAACTGCCCGAATGCTGTCGTATTCAGCTTCACCGTTGAACAAACAGGCGCGGGTGCGTCCATGTATGGTCAGGGCCTGAATGCCACAGTCTTCGGCCAGTTGGGCAATCTCTACACAGTTACGGTGATCCGGCGACCAACCCGTGCGAATCTTTAACGTAACAGGAACGTCCACTGCGCTGACAACCGCGGTCAGGATCGACTTCACCTGATCGGGGTATTGCAGAAGGGCTGAACCTGCAAGCTTGCGATTCACCTTTTTGGCCGGGCATCCCATATTGATATCAATAATCTGGGCGCCACTTTCCACGTTGATACGCGCGGCATCTGCCATCTCTTCAGGCACGCTCCCGGCGATTTGCACGGTGCGGATACCTGGTTCGTCAATATGCACCATCCGAAGACGGGATTTATCGCTTTCCCAAACCTGCGGGTTAGACGACATCATCTCTGAAACGGTTAATCCTGCTCCCATCTCATAACACAGCGTCCTGAATGGTCGGTCGGTAATACCTGCCATAGGTGCTGCGATCAGGCGATTTCTGAGCTGGTGGTTTCCGATACGCATGAGTTAAGAAATGACCATACTGTGACTGCAAGGCGGCGTATCTTACGCATTTTTTGCACGAGATGAAAGGCCAAACTTTGAACAATCCACTGCGGTAGATCAATGAATCGCCGCTCTATTACTCCCATTGAATTTATTCATCATTTAAATCATTGGGTTAGCGCGGGGGTGTTGTTTCGTTGGGTGTAACATTTTCCCGTAACTTCTTATCGTTTCTGATAAATGAATTGGTTATTCGGGATAATCTGCTGTTTTTAACAGCAGATTATCCCGCTTCTTTGCGATCCAGGTCGCATTTTAGAACATGATATCAGGATGAAAAGCGAGCGTTATTCCACGACAGTACGGCCATGTAATGGTTGTACCGGGCGATTATTATCGTGGTGCATAGTTTGTGTAAATTTTTCCAGCTGGGCTACAGACAATGTGAGCGGGTGTTGCATGACAATCCAGATCACCCCCTCTGAGCAGGGTGGCGTGGTTAAGGAACCGCTATAACGCCAGTACGTTTTCTCGTGTGGCAAGAGTTTATTCAGGTCCAGATGCGTAGTAAGGGGGGTACTTTGCTCCGCCTTCTGCGGCATGACGCTCCACAATTTGTCCAGTTCGGCGTTCGCCTTGCCTGTGTTGAACATGACGGCCACAACCGCTATCTCACCTGCTGCGTTTTTATGAACCAGATGCATCTCCAGCGCGAACTTTTTACCGTGGATCATGTTTTCGGCGGGGGCATGGAAGTGGAATTGTTGCAGTGTCCAGGCCTGATTATCCAGGGTAATGGTGTCTTTTGTACCGTCTTTCTCGCCAGCCTGAATAGTGTGCCCATTATTCGTTAACATTACCGGACCGTCGGAATAGTGGGTTGCAAGGGGAAGAATATGTGCTTTGAGGGTTTTTTCGATGTTGATCGGCGACTGGTACATACCGGTCTGGCAGGTTTTGAAGTTACTGTCTATCTCTCCCCAATGCTCGGGGGCTCCTTCGCCTTCATAACTCCAATGGGACGCCCATGCTGAGACTGACATTAAGCTGAGGACAAGTACCGCCGCCTTACTAACGTAAGCTTTCATTATATTCTCCTTATAAATGGTAATGAGTAAAATAATAAATAAAAACAATTAGTTATTACTATTTTACAGGAGAATTAATTCGGGAAAGAGTGTTATTGCGGGTAAAAAAATAGCGTGGCCAGGGATGACCACGCTGGAGTGATTACTTCTTACAGCCTGTTATGCGACACCACTCCTCTTTCTCCACGACCGGATTAAGAGTGAACAGCTCGGCGTAGGCTTCGCATACGCTTTCAGCCTGGCTGGCAAGGATACCGGAAAGGCCCAGCAGACCCCCCTCAACGGGCAGCACACTGATTAGCGGCGCCAGTTCCCGTAACGGGCCAGCCAGAATGTTAGCGACCACGACATCGGCTTTCATGGCTTGCGGCTGGTCATCCGGCAAATAGAGCTCAAGGCGATCGGAGACACCGTTGCGTTCAGCGTTGTCGCGACTGGCCTGAATCGCCTGCGGATCGATATCGATCCCAATCGCTTTTGCCGCACCCAGCTTCAGGGCCGCGATGGCGAGGATCCCGGAGCCGCAACCAAAGTCGATCACCGTCTTGCCGTCCAGATCCAGACCATCCAGCCACTGCAGGCACAAAGAGGTGGTCGGGTGGGTACCGGTACCAAATGCCAGGCCCGGATCGAGCATCACATTTACCGCATTTTCATCCGGCACGTCGCGCCAGCTCGGGCAGATCCACAGACGCTTGCCGAACTGCATCGGGTGGAAGTTATCCATCCATTCGCGCTCCCAGTCTTTATCTTCCAGCTGCTCGATCTTATGCGCGAAGCC